CATCAGCCAGCGGGTTGTCCGCGGAGGGCTGAAGGACGGGGCGGCTGGCTTCGTTGACCTGCGCCTCTAGTTCGGCGAGCTTGGTCTTGGCCGCGCTGTATTCGGTCTCCAGCGTCTGAGCCTTTTCAAGGGCTTCTTTTTTCTGGGCCGTCAGTTTATCGATCCGTTTCTGGACCTTCTCTTGCGGGACCGGGGCGTCGTCGTCTTCGGACTCTTCGTCCTCGGACTCCTCCTTGGCATCTTCATCTTCGGACTCCTCCGCGGGCTTTTCGGCCTCGGATTCGTCCGACTCGTCAGTATTGTCAGAGAGCTTTTCTTCTTCGGCGTCGGTCTTGGGATCGGCCGCTTCCGGTGCTGGTTGATCCAGTCCGACTAGCGCTTCGCTGATCGACATAACGTCGAAATCTTCCACATCTACGGCCAGAGCCGCGTTATCTGTCGCCATGAGCTTTACCTCTCAAGTAGGAACCAGGCAGAGCGTCTACCAGTCCGATCAAACCGGTGTGCCATGCGGGCACGACTCAACTTTGATACATCAATTATCTCACACTGCTGTACAAAAGTCCAGCAGAAAATTTAGAATGCAGAATGCAGAATGCAAAATGGGGCGGAAGGTCTCGTTATGCGATACTTCGATTGTGTCGCCGGGAGACATTTGGCAGGTGTGGCGTGGATAGAAACGGCTATAGTTCTGCACAAGTGATTGCACTTTCTGTCACCTTTTGTGCGGTGTTTTTGATACAAAGCGTAGGATAGCACGCGCTGAGTTGTACGTTTTGCAACAATCTGTCGGATAGCGGCGCGTTATAAAGACGGGGCTTTTTCTGTAACAGGGTTCCCGATCGGGGATAAATACCGAGAAAGCGGCCGGATTATACCCGAAAGGGTGCGAGCGGGAACATGGCTTTACACTAAGCCGGTTGGTGTCGCGGGATGCGTACATTGGCGGCAGTAGTTCAAACGTGGCTTGAACTGCGGCGCAAAACCTACTCCAAGCGCGAGGCTTCGGTGCGGCGTTGCTCGAGGGTGTCCCACAGTTCCTGCAAGGCGTTGAGCTGGCCGGCGGCGTGGGCGAGGTAGCCGGGTTCTTTGGCGGTGGCCATGGTGGCGACCAAGGTGCGGATGTCGGAGATGCTGTCCTGCAACTCAAGCATGACGGCGAGGTAGGCGGGCGGCGCCTGGTCGCGGGAGAAGGCGAGGGCGCCTTCGCGGTCGAAGTCTTCGTTGACGGTGTAGAGGTCAGTGGGGATGGTTTTGGTTTTTTGCGTGAATAGCATAATTTTTAAGCTGTTTGTGTTTGTGTTCGGGGTTTGCGAATGGCGAATACAGTCGTTCGTATGGGTTAAGGCGTCATCCGCGACGCATTACGATGATCTCCAGCGCATGGATGGCATTCTGCAGGTGCGGGCCGCATTCCCGGCAGATGGGGCCGTAGTGGGTGTCGTGGCCGTGGATGTCTTGGATACGAAGCGGCTTGGAACAGATGCCGCAGCGCGGGATGTCACTGCCGCGGCGGCCGGGGCGTAGGCGGCTGGGTGGGGATGGCGGCGACATGGTCATCAGTAACTTCCTCCTCCGGTAGATCGCAGGATGTCGCCCTCGACGTTGATGGCATCTGAGAGGCAAACGTAACGAAGCAAATCGACGAAATCCTTGGTTGCTCCCTTTTTACCGTCAGCCGCAGTGTAAGTTTGTAGGGCGTAGATGACATTTTTGCAGTTCTCGCTGATGTAGAGCTTCGGCTGGTTGCGCGCGTCCACCGGCTTCTCGGGGTTGTATGACAGCGCGTCATTGATCATGCTGACGCCTTCATCGATGCTGTCGCCCGGTGTCGCCGTGAAGAGCATGCCGAGGTCGGCCATCTCGTCGATAAGGGTCGTTGGGGATTCCTTGCCGAGCGTGCGGGCGTTGCCGTAGCGCGAATCCATCCAGCGCTCAAAGATTTCCTCGCCGCCTTCGACGCGCAGGATTTCGTCTTTGTAGCGCTCCAAGCCGAAGCCGAAGTCCTGCTGCGCGGGTCCGGGTTTGCCGTCGAGCTTCTTGCCGTCTGGCAGCGCCCATTCGCCGGCGTAACCGATACCCTCAATGTAGGACGTTTGGTCGGGCCACTCGCGGTAGACCACGATGCGGCCAGCGGTGTCGTGCACCGTCCAGATCATCGCCCAGTTTTTGCCGCTCGCTGGATCGACCCAGTGGTAGCGGGTGCCTTGCGGGACATCCGAGGCGCGGATGACGTGGACCTTGGGATTGAACAGCGGGAAGCGGCCGGAGATGGCCTTGGTCGGGACGCCGTAGGCTCGGCAGAGGATTTTTTCTTTCGTCTCGCTCTGCAGCTCCTTTTTCATCCGCGACCAGCCGGCCCAGGGGTTGCTCTGCGTGTGGAAGTAGAGGATCGGGCGGCCCTTCGGATTGATCTGCTCAATGGGCACTTTGTCGTAGCCGGAGATCTCGCCCTTGTCGTTTTTGAGCGGAAGCAGCTCGGCGTCGGTGTCGGTGATAGTCTTGGCGCCGGACAAGTAGTCGGCCACGGTTGGCGACCAGCCTTCGACCGGAGTAAAGGTCACGGCGAGCTTGCCGTTGCGGTCTACGAGGCGGAAACGGAGGGTTTCGAGGACATCAAGTGGGACCAGCTCGTCCGCCCAGGCAAAATCGATCTCGCCGCCCTCGAGTGTGCTTGGATCTTGAGCGTAGTTGCGAAAAATGCAGATCGATTGGTTTGGTGCAACGAATTTTGCCTCGGTGAATCCGCCTTTGACGCTGTAGGTGATGTTCGTGACCTGCCCCTTGCGCGCATTACGCCATTCCGGCGGCATATATTTCCATACGCGGGGCTGCATTAGCTCAATGCTGTTTGGCGCGGTGGTCTGGAACAGCCACGCAACGGCTCCCGGCTTGGAATACATGATTTTGATAGCTTCCTTTGCCGCCCATTCGGTCTTTCCGCTGCGGTTTCCGCCCATGACGAGGATCTCGCGGTGTTTTTCCAGCAATTCGGACGCGCGCTTCCACACCGGAGGGATGTAGCCATAGCGGAACGGGTCTGATGCCTCGCGGGCGATCAGTTCTTCGCGTGTTTTGAGATATTTCCAGCCTTCGTCCGGCCCCAGTTTCTCGAGCAAGTCGAGATCGACCTGCATGACCGGGTGCGGTGTGGGCTTGAAGCGTTGTGCGTGCTCGTTCACGAAAATAGAATGGGCGCTGGCTGGTTGACGCTCGGACCCTCCCCAGGGCCGATTTTGTTAAGCCGTGCCAGCGCCCAAAATGTCCAAAGTCGGATTCTCCGCACACGCGAGCTGATCAATGCGCGCGGTCAGCCACCGGCCGCTGTCTTCGCGGCAGACGGTGACGTAATCGTTTTCAAGGCCACCCTGCGCGACAACGTAGAGGACGCGGCAGGTGCCGATGCCGTCCACTTCGACGCGGAAGTTTTGGGGCGGCCAAGAGATCATTGGAGATTTGAAATTTGAGATTTCAGAAAGTGAGGCAGGGCTGGGCGATACCACATTGGGCTGAACCTGGCCGCGCAGATGTTGTGTCTGCCGCTTTCAGCACCCTGCCAAAAGATGTGCAGGCGCCCCGCTCGTTTCGCTCGGCGGGGCTGGGCATGACGGAATGCTCCGCGGGACCACACCACATGGAATCCCGGCGAAAGCCCGATTGAGCCTGCAGGTTGTAAATCATTTTGCTGACCTCTTCTTGCGCATCTCGGCGCAGAGGGCGTCGGCCTTTTTCTTCGCCTCTTTGGCGACAAGTTTCTGCCGCTGGCTTTTCAGCAGCACAATCGTCTTGTCGATCTCTTCGATTTCGGGCGTCATAATTTTGTACTTCTCCATAAAGTCAGGGTTGGCCGTTCACGCAGATGTAGAGGAAGCCAAAATTTGAAAAACTGTATCCGGCAAAGGCCACAGCGAGACCGGCGTTTCCTTCGCGCCAAAAGCCCACCGCGGTGATGGCGTAGCAGATGGTCGTGATGACGAGCGGGGTGAAGGTCATCGGCGGGCTTTGGCGGTCTTGGCGGATGCGCGGAAGGCTTTGGCGGTCGGCGCGCCGGCTGATCCGGGCTTGCGCATCTTCTCACCGCTTCCGGCGGCGATGCGGGCTTTTTTGGCGTGGATGTTTGCGTACAGTCCTTGTTTCATGGTTTGTTTTTTCGGATGGCTTCTCGGAAAAGGTATTGGATCAAGTAAGCGCCGGTTTCCTCGTCGCTGCTGGTGATGTGCTTTAGGAAATCCTGCACAACGTGATACAGCTCATGGACGAGCGAACCGGTGTCGCTGGCGTCTTCGATCCAGACGACCGCTTGGCTGCCCAAGCACATCGCCCAGGCGGCGTCTGAGTCGTCGGGCTGGTTGTCGGGGTCTTTGGGGTCGAGCTGGAGGATGTTCGCGCACCGCCGGATCGCCGATAATTGCGGGGTTCCGCAATAGAACTCCACGACCAGACCAAAGGTCTGCTCTCGGACGACGAACCGGCGGGTGCGTTTCATTAGGCTTTGGCGTCGCATTCGGCGCCGCAGGCGGCGTATCCGGCGACATCAATCCAGTTGTCCGCTTTGTGGCAGTGCGCTTGGCGGGCGATCTTCACCAGGATCATCAGCGCGGCGATGTCGGATGCCGTAACCAAGACCTGCGCGCCGTTGGTGCGCGACAGGTAGCTGCTGAACATCTCGGCCTGCGTTGCGAAGTCATCCGCAGGCGAGCCGTAGTCTTCGTTGCGTGCTCCGCAAACGGCGGATGATGCGGCGTCTAGTGTGAACTTGGCGATGTGCATTAGGCGGCTTTCTTGAGCTGCAACTGCGCGTAGTGGAGGTTGAGCTTGGCCTGAAAGACGGCCCAGTAGTGCTGGATTGAAAAGATGTCAGACACCTCAAAGTCTCCAGCGCGCTCTTTTCCGATGCGGACAATGGCGCGGCGCTGGATTTTCATGTCGGGCCGATTCTCGTTCCACAACTGCTCATAAGCGGCGAGCTGCACCTTATGCGCTCCAACGATAGAGTTACTGGTTTTCCAATCGAGCAGCACAATCTTGCCGTCACGGTCGCGGCTAGGTGCGTCGATGGTTCCGCCGAAGAGGTAATCTTCCGAAACAAGCTGCACCTCCGGCTCAATGACAGTTAGCCCTTCCTCGTCCCACCAGCGCTTGAAGTTGTTGAACGCGATGGTGGCTTTCTCGACATCCGCGGGGCTGAACTCGGAGAGGTCGGCAACGTGGTTGTGGAGGAAGCACTCGATCATGAAATGCGCCACGGTGCCGATGTCGGCGGCCTTGTCGCGGACCTTGCGGTAGTCTTGGCCTTCCATGCCGAGCTTCCATGCCCAGTGAATCAGCCCGCTGCTGTCCTCGCCGATCTTGGCGATGGTGCTGGCGCCGGGAACATCGGTGCCGTCTTTCAGCGGATACTTCTGGTGGGCGCGGGTCTTCTCGAGGCGTACGATTTTGCGTCCGTCCTCGGTGAAGCGATCCGGCTCGGCGGGCTTGGTGGCTTTGGAAGGGGAGCGGCGTTTTGCCGCCCCCCTTTTGACTGTGGTGTTTTTGGTCGGCATGAGGGTTACCAGGTGATCTCTTCGTCGTCGGTGCCGGTCTTGCGAGCGGCGGGCTTGGCTTCGCTCACGTCGAAGCCGTAGGCGGTGGCGCTGCCGCCATCGCCCCAGGTGACGAGGTCATGCACCATGACGGCCTTGGGCTGCAGCGTGATGCCGGCGCCGAGCGTGCCGGTGTACCAGCAGTAAGGCACGACCGCGACTTGGATCTTGCTGCCGCCGCCGACATTATCGGTGATGATGTCGCCGGAGGCGTTGAAGAGCTTCGGCGCGCGGCTGTAGGTCTCGCCGGCCTTGTCTTTGCCCACGGCTTTGACCTTGAGCTTGAGCTGGACGAGACCGTCGTTGTCTTCCCACGGCGCGGCGTGGAGCTTGAGTTTGTCTTTTTTCAGCTCGGCTTTCTTCTCGGCAACAAACGCAGAGAAAAGCTCCTCGGCTTGCTTGATGAACGGCTCGGCTTCCTCGGCGGTTAGCTCGAGGTTGACTTTGAACACTCCCACGTCGTCGAACTTGGTGTCGGGACGGTTGAGGTGAGGGTAGCGGGCTGTGCCCACGGGTGTGGTTAGGGTTTTGTTTGGCATATTTATGCGTTGGTTGGTTGTGTTTTTGGTTGGATGGGAAAGTCGGAGTGACGCAGGAGTTCGCAGAAGTCCTCCATGGTCAGCGTGACCAGCATGCGGCAGTGGTCTTTGCGGTGGATGACGGCGCAGTGTTTGCGTCCGCAGTCGCGGTAGGCTTGCGCGATGGCGGCGTCCAGGTCGAAGCGGGCGCGGCCGTGGCGCTTGCACTCAAAGTGCCAATCCGGCAAGCAGGGCACGATCACGTCGGGCGCACTGATCCCCCAAGATCCTTGGCTGACTTGCGCGCCCCGCTTGGCCGGAAATCCTTCGGCGGTCAATGCCTTGGCGACTTCGCGCTCAAAGCTGGCGCCTTTTTGGCGGGAGTTGATCATTCGTTCAGCGCCTCCCATAATTTCGGCGATGGCGCGTAGACCGAGCCGTCGCTGTCGCTGGTGCGGCCAACTGGTGCGGTGCCCTCGAAGCGGGTGAGGCTCGGACGCCATGTGAGGTTGAGCGTGCCGGTGCGGCCGGCGCGGTGCTTAGCCACGATTAACTCGGCGTCTTGGACTTCCGGCTCCTCGTCTTGCACGGCGTAATACGCGGGACGGTGGATCAAGCAAACGATGTCGCTGTCCTGCTCAATGCTCCCGGACTCGCGGAGGTCGGAGAGCTTTGGGCGGTTGTCGCTGCGGTTCTCGGCTTGGCGGTTGACCTGGGCGGCGGCGACCACGGGAATACCTAACTCCATGCTCATGGCTTTGAGGCCGCGGGAGACGAAGCCGACTTCGTTTTCGCGGCTTTGGGCGCCGGAGTGGCTGACGAGTTGGAGGTAGTCAACGAAGACGCACTTGACGCCCCAGCGGCGGACGGCGAGGCGGGCGCGGCCTCTAATATCGAGAAGCGTCAGGCCGCCGCGGTCGTCAACGTAGAGGGGTTCGGCGCTGAACTGCGTGGCGGCGTCAAAAATGCGGTGTTTGATCGATGCGGTGAGGAATCCGTTGCGGATGATCTCGGTGTTGGTCTCAGCGCGGCCGAGGACTACGCGCGCGGCCAGCTCGTTGGCGGGCATCTCGAGGCTGAAGTAAACGACCGGCACTCCGCGGCGTGCCATATTGTCGGCCATGTTCAACATGAGGGCGCTTTTGCCCATGGCGGGGCGGCCGGCGATGATGGTGAGCTGACCTCCGCGGAGTCCGCCGGTGACTTGGTCGAAGTCGCGGATGCCGGTCTGCAGGCCGAGCTTTTTGCCGCCGGCCATGAGGCTCTCTAGCTCTTCGAGGAGGCCCGGGACGATGGCGCTGGGTGCGCGCATGCTGTCGGTGGCGGTGGTGAGGGAAAGACTGAGGACGGACTCGCCGGCTTGCTGGAGGACGCTGTCGGCATCGGCGGCCATGTCCTGAGCGGCGACTTGCATGGCGACCGATGCGTCAATGATGCGGCGGCGGGCGTGGAGGTCGCGGAGGGTTTGGGCGTGATATTCGACCGCAGCGCTGCCTCCGGCGTAGTCGCCGAGCATCTCGGTGAGGGCACCGGCGCCGCCAACGAAGTTGAGTTTGTGCTGCGCGTCGATGCGCTGGGTGACGGCGATGACGTTGGGCGTGCCGCCTTCGCCGCGGACTTCGGCGATGGTCTCGTAGATGAGGCGATGCGCGGGCGTGTAGAAAAGGTCGGCGTGGATGCCGGAGACTTCGTCGCAAAGTTTGGGATCAGCCATGAGCGAACCGAGGACGGTGCGCTCGGTGGCGGGGCTTTGTGGGACGGTGCGTTTCATGTTAGGCGGCGCCGCCGTCGTCATTGTTTTCCAAGATCACTATGACAATGAGTGTCAGAACGATCAGCACTAGGTAGGTGAGAATGAGCGCGTTCATGGGCGCGGCGCTCCTTCTTGCGGCGATACAAATCGGCACGCCACTTGAGCCACTTGTCGGCGGCTTCGTCTACGGCAATAAGATCTTCGGCAATGTGTGGCCATTGTTGTCGGAGGAGTCGTTTGGTTTCAGCATTCATAGGTCGCCGGTGGGTGCTGCAGTGTGGCGGCCTGCGTCATCTGTTGGCAGATGTTGGCATATGTAGGCATGAGGATCAAGGGTTTTTTGGGAGGAT